TTTAATTTAAAAAAAAAAAAAAAAAAATTGTGTATTATAATATATATGAATTTTTTTTATAAATTTTTAGATTTTTTTAAAAAACTTAATTTCACTAGAAATGTTATAGCAGGAATAATAGTTATGATAATTTTTATTATTATTATATACAATAATAATAATTCTGAAAATTTTATAAATAACAATGCGGTTTTTACAATGTATCATGCTGAATGGTGCCCTCATTGTAAGGCTGCATTACCTGATTTCAAAAATGTCATTAAAAATAATAAAAACAATAATATTAAATGTAAAGAAGTAGAACAAGAGGATCCTGAGTTTAATTCTTTAGATCCAAAAATTAAAGACTTAATAGAAGGTTTCCCTACATACATATATAGTAAAGGAAAAATGAATGAAGTATATACTGGAGATAGAGATGAAACAAGTATATTAAATTTTTTAAAAAAAAAAAATTAAATTTAATATTTAAATAAATTTAGTATTTTTATATTTAAAATAGAATTAAATTATTAATTATAATTAATTTCATTTTCATATTTTAATATATCATCATCATTTTGTTCTCTTTCTACTAAAAGTTTATTAGTATCGTGTAAAGGGTAATATGGAGTTCCTATTAAATTAAATGAATTTGGATTATATGCACTACATGATGATAATGGAGGTCCATTAATAACAAAATTTTCATAATTAAATTTTTCTAATACTTGATCAGTATGTAATATATTCATAGTAATAAGAAAAATTATTGTAACAATTAATGAAACTTGAAAATTACTTGATGATAAATAACCAATTAAAAATAATACTACTCCTCTAAAAACTATATTATCAAATAAATTTTTTAAACTATCTGGTAATTGTGGTTGAAGCCTTGGACCATACATTGTTAAAAATACTGTTAATATAGCAAATAAATAAGTATTTTGAACAAGATATTCTGGTTTTAACATTTTAGAAAAACTCTTAATTATTTTAACCATTATATTATATTAAAATAAATTAATTTTAAATTAAAGGGTTTTTATATTTATTTATTTGTTTAATAACATTATTATTTATATTATCAAAATAATTTAAAAAATTTTCATTTACTTCTTCCGCATTCAAAACACTATTATTATTATCTAAATAAGAATACGATATATTTTCCATTCCACACCTTTCTTTATTTCTATATTTTTCTGTTTCTTCTTCTATTTCTAATTCTGGTTCTGGTTCTGGTTCTAGTTCTAGTTCTCCTTCTGGTTCTTGGTTAAGATTATCTTCTTCTTCTATTTCTTCATCTATCTCTGATTTAGTATCTTGTTCAAATGTTTCTCTTATTTCGTTAATTTCTGGTTGTGGAAACTTTTGATGACAAAATTCATCATTAAATCCTGCTTTAGAATAACAATAATTTATACAAGCTTGATTGTATATTTGATTATTACATTTTTCAGGTATATTTATATCTTCTTCTACTATATTTTCTTCTTGTATATTATTATCAGACACTATCCTTAATACTTGTGTATCTAAATTATCGGGCTCATTATGTGGTAAATAATTTTCTCTATTTGTTATTATACCATAATCTCCATATTTTTCATTATTTTCATTATAATCTATATTAAATTTTTCGATTATGTCATTAGAATTTGCGAGAGATAATATAAGACAAAAACCTACTGCTATTATTAAAGATAATTGTAAATTTTTATTTGATAAATATGCAATTAATAAAATTACACAAAATCTAAAATAATTATTATTAAATAATTTATTTATAAATTCTGGTAATTTTGGATGTAATCTAGGTCCATACATTGCTAAAAAAAGTGCTATAATAGCATAAATAATATCTTTATTTATAAATTTTTCAAAAGTATTTATTAGAGTATCTGACATTATAATATAAACTTAGAAAAAAAAAGGTTATATTTTTTGTATATTATATAAATTTATTTATAAATATTAAATCTTATTGATATCAATTCTATTTATATCAATGTTTTTTATAAAATTATAATCTTTATCATCATTTAAATATTTTTCATTAATATATAAAATACTTCTAATATCAATTTTCTCTATCTCAATTTTTACAATATCATTATTTTTTAAATCTTTATCAAAAAAATACTTTTTTATAGATCTATAACCAATATCTATTATATCATTTTTTTTTTTTGTATCTAAATTAAAATCAATAGGTGATATATCCGTTTCTACAAAAACAATTTTGTCTCTGAATTTTTCTATAGTATTTAAATCAATTTTCTTACTTAATGTTAATAATATACTTAACATATACTTATCTATAGATTTTAGACCAAAACAATTTTTGGTAGAAGAATTTAAGTAAAATGCTAAGGTATGAATTATGTCATTTTTAAATATGTCTATCGGCAAATTATCAATTAGGCCTCCATCAACATATGTTTTATTATTATAAATTACTTTATTATAAACAATTGGTATAGAAAATGATATTCTTAATGCTGACAATAATTTCATATCTGGTGTGTTTATATAATTAAAATATTCTATTGATCTTGTATCTAAACATGTTCCTGTTATTATTAAATTAATTTTTGTTTTATTAAATAATTCTATAAATGTAATATGTTCACAATTACTACCTAACTTTTTATTTAATAATAATTTAATAAGATAAGTCAATTTATTTCCTGTATCTATACCAAAGTTATTAAAAAATTCTAATAAATTTTCAGATGTTATATCTCTAACTTCAAGAAAATTTAATCCATTTATTAATAATAATAAATCATTATAAGTATATCCAAGTGTTATCATTAAACCAAATATAGCTCCTCCAGATGTGCCTGCTATAGAAGTTATATCTTTTATATAATTTTTTTCTTCTAAATATTTTAGAATTCCAGCATATGATATACAAATCACACCTCCTCCACTTAAAACTAAATTTTTTATCATATATAAATAAATTATTTATTTTTATTTATATTTATATTTGAACTTATATTTAATAATGTATCTTTACCTAAATACATCATAAAAATTAAAATTGCCTCCGGTTTGCTTATCTGATGTTTTAGGTTGACTTTCTTTCATAATTTTATTAATAACTTCTATCATTTCATCAATATCTTTTGTTTCTTGATTATCAATTTCATATTGTTTGTGTAATCTTGCTTTTTCTAATAATTTATTGCCTACATCTATAATTTCATCTTTACTGGTTTGTATGCAGGACTTGTCATTTTCGAGGTCCGAGGATGAACAAATCTCAAAAATCTGAGCCCTGGCTCTTAGTTTTTTCATTTTTTCTAATACTGATTGTATTTCATCCCTGTGCCAATCCATTAAATCATTAATGTTTATATTCTTAACTATATTTTCAAAAATGTTTTGATCTGGAATATTTTCTTGAACTTCTGTGTTTAACTTGTCTCCGGTTTGGTTATTTGATGTTTTCAGTTTATCTAAAATCTCTTGTATTTCTTTTATAATTTGTGGAATTGGTTCCATTTCAGATATATTTATAGGTTGTTTTTTGTATAATATTAAATTTTCTTTTTTATTTTGACATTCTTCTGCAATTTGTTGCTGTAATTTCACAGCTTCTTGATAATTATTGCAATCATGAAATATTTTCCATTGTTTATACATATTATTTATTTGGTTTTTTATTTCTAGTATAGCGTTGCTTCGCCATTCTTTAAATTTTGTACTTTTGATTGTAATAACTATTTTCTCCTGGTCTATATCAATCTCGTTCTTTATCACCTTCTTTGCATCCTCATTCATTTTCTGTTCTATCATTTCCTCCTCATCCACATTCTCTGTTTCTGTCTCTGTCGCTGTCTCTGTCGCTGTATCTGTCGCTGTCTCTGTCGCTGTCTCTGTCGCTGTCTCTGTCGCTGTCTCTGTCGCTGTCTCTGTCTCTGGATCTGTCTCTGGATCTGTCTCTGGATCTGTCTCTGTCTCTGTATCTGTCTCTGTCTCTGTCTCTGTCTCTGTCTCTGTCTCTGTCTCTGTCTCTGTCTCTGTCTCTGTCTCTGTCTCTGTCTCTGTCTCAGTCTCTAAATTCTTATTATGATCGTTGTTTTTGAATAAAAAATTATTTTTTCTAAAAGTATCCAAATTATGCCATGTATCTTTTACCGTATCGAATGTGTCCCTTACATTTTTCATGGTTTCTGTTGTATTTTCTTTTAATTTTTTCGAATTTTCAGAAAATTCCTTCGCATTATATGCTATCCTATCGCTAGCATCTGCGACCTTTATGCTAGCATCTGTGACCTTTTTGCTAGCATCTGTGACCTTTTCGCTTGCACTCACACCAGAGTTTGCGAGATGTATTACATTATCTGCAGTTCTATTTACTTTTTGTGTTACTGCATTAAATTTGTCTTTAAATCTTGATTTATCTGGACTTTTTTTTGGCCATTTTTGAATTTTAAATCGATTTGCCGCCTTTACTCTATTTGCCGCCCTTTTAGCACGACTTTTCATTGCTCCTGCTCCACCGGATAATTCATTAATATAGTTGTATAGTATTTGTTTTCCTAAATTACTTTTTACGTTTATTAATAAACCGCTTTCAGGACAAATTATTTTATTATATTTTAACATCTTATATATATTATAAAGAAATTTTTAAAAATTAAATTAATTTATTTTTTAAATTTTTATTTTAGTGATAAACATATAAAGCAACTATTAATAAAATTTGAATTGATATATTATCAAAGACAAAATTTGTGTATATTTATATTATAATTTAATTATAATTAACGATATATATATAAAATTATATTTATAAAAATTTTTTATAAATATAATTTAATGTTAAATATATATTCACTAAATAATATTAGGGATCAAAAGGAACTTAATAAATTGGAAATATATAAGAAAGTATTACTGAAATGTCATAATAGGATAACAATGTGTTCTTCTAAAGGAGAAACTTTTTGTTATTATGTTGTTCCAGAATATATTTATGGTATACCTAAATATAATACATTAAATTGTGCAATATATATAGTTAATAAATTAAAAAAAAATAAATTAATGGTAATATACACGTATCCAAATTTAATATATATATCTTGGAGTCATATACCAAGTGAAATTAAGAATAAAGTGCAATTAAATATAAAATCAAAAAATCAACCTAATATTATTGATAAAATTAATAAAAATAATAAAGATTATAGATATATTGAAGATTATAATCATTCTAAAAATTTTATGAATAAAATTATTTAAAAGTAAATTTAGATAAGATATATAATAAATTACTTTAAAATATTAGAATATTTTCATATGTAAGAAAGAAAGTAGTAATTAAATAAATAAAATTATTATAGATATTAGTTATAAACTTAAACGTCTAACAGATTTAGTTATAATATCTAATATTAAAATTAAAAATATTCCAAATGATAAAAATAAAATTAAATCAAATATATTTTCATATTCTGTTCCATTTTTTTTATATTTTATTATTATATTTTTTAAATTTTGATTTTGATTTAATAAATAATTAATATATTTTTCTTTATTATTAGAAAAATTTTCGGGATAAAAATTTTCAATTGATTCTTCATTAATTAATTCACTATTAAGATTATTTTCATTAATATTATTTTCAATATTATTAGATAAGGTATCATTATTAGAAGAGGTATCATTATTAGAAGAGGTATCATAATTATACGAGGTATCATAATTAGATAAAGTATCATTGACTGATTTAATATCATTATTATTTTGGGTATCATAATCAGATAGAGTATTTATTTTTTTAAAAGATTTTATATTATTAATAGGTAATCGTGTTTTTGGTCCAGAATGTTTAGGTAATCTATTATATGTTCTAGAAAATGTTTTTTTTTTTTTAATATCTTTGTATTTTTCATTAGTATTATTTTCTTGTTTGTCATGTAAAATTTTTTTAAATTTAGTTGATTTTGTTTGATTATCAAAAAAGTCCTGACCCCAAGCTTCTTCAATAGAACAATAAGGCATAATTAATACTTTATAATAAATAGAGAAAATCTTTCTTGTTTTATATCTAAATTAATTATTAATTTATAAATTATTTTATAAAAATTTTATAATATTATATTATATAAATGAATAATATTGAAAAAATACTAGATTCTTTATATAAAAATGATATATCTAAAACTATAATTTGTATAATAATAGCTTTATATGCGGGTGCATTTGCCCCAGTATTACCAAATAAAATAATTGAATTAGCTGATACAATAATAGGAAAATTATTTTTTATATTCTTAATAGGATATTTAGCGACCGATCGTAAAAATATGCAATTAGCAATTATGGTTTCTGTAGCTTTTGTTGTGACATTAACAATTATTAATAAAAACAGAATTAATGAAGGATATATGAATTATGAATATTTTTCAGCTGAAAATAAAAGCCAATTAGAAAAAAAAATAAAAGATCAAGCTGATAAATTAAACATGTATGAGGAAATGATGAATAAATTACCTAAACAAAGTCATGGTAAAATGAATGATAAAGAAGATAGTAATGATGAAGATGAGGTTCCTGATTCTGATCTTGATGTTGAGGGAGATAGTAGTGGTGATGGTAGTGGTGATGGTAGTGGTGATGGTATTGGTGATGATGATGATGATGATGATGATTATGATGGTGATGGTGATGAAGATGAAGACCAGGAAGAAGAGGAGGATAATGATAACGAACATGGCGAAGAGTTTACAGATTATAATAATGTAGTTTTACCAGCTTATAATCTTACAGGGAATACTTCAAAAATGTATTCCCCATATTAGTTTTAAATAAATAAAAATATTCTATAGAATAAAATATTTTTTTATATTATAATGGATAATTATAAACAAAATATAATAAGTTTTTTAGAAAAAAGTAAAGAACATATTAATAATAAAAATTTAATTATAATATTTTTAATATTATACATATCGGGATTATCAATATATACTCCTAGACATATTATAGCATTTGTAAATCATCCTTTAAGCAAAATTTTAATAGTAGGATTAATATTATATTTAGGAAGCGATAATTTATTTTTAGTTGTGTTAATATCAATTGCTTTATTAATAAGCATTAATTTAGATAATAGTTTACGTATAACAGAAGAAAAAATGAAAAAAAATTATAATGAACATTTTAAAATAAATAGTGAAGATGAGGATGATGAAGATGAAGATGAAGATGAGGACGAAGATGAAGAAGATGAAGAAGATGAAGAAGATGAAGATGAAGAAGATGAAGAAGAGGATGAAGATGAAGATGAGGATGAGGATGAAGATGAAGATGAAGATGAAGATGAAGATGAAGATGAGATTGAAGATGAAGATGAAGATGAAGAAGATAATTAGAAAAATAAATTGTAATAGATAATGACAAAGCATACGAAAAAAAATGATAAATTTTAAAGAATAGATATTGTAAAATATATGTATATAATATAATGGCAACAACGACAACAATAATAAGTAATAATATATTTGAGAATGGAGTAAATTTTTTTAATAATAATAAATATATTTATGGATTTTTAATGATATTATTAAATGTAGGAGCAAGATATATAGAAATAGATATAGGAGATGAGCATCGTTATTTTTTAAGTAGTAAAATTTTAAGACGATTAATAATATTTACAATAGCATTTATAGGAACACGTGATTTATTAGCATCATTAATAATAACTTGTTGTTTTATAATTTTAGTATTAAATTTATTTAACAGTAAAAGCAAATATTGTATATTATCAAAATCTATATCTAAAATAGATACAAATAATGATGGAAATATATCAGAAGAGGAAATAAAAAACGCCTATGATACACTGATTAAGGCTGGAAAAATAAATAATAAAAAATGAATATTTAATAAATTTAAGTATTAATTTTAATATAAATTAAATTATGATTCTAAATTAAGTGTAATATTTTTTTTTTTAGGTCTAGATTTTAAATTAACATTTTTTTTTGTTGTGTCAGAAGAATAAGATATTATATCAGAGATATTTTCAGTATTTGATTTAAGTTCATTTAATATTTCATCTACTCCAGTGGGAGGAGAAATAATTTTTTTAGATTTAGGTGAATTAGAACGTTGATTAAAAGGAGTATTAATAGGGCCTATATTATTATTTTTAGAAATATTTGGATTTTCATATATTTGATTATTGTTATTATTAAATGATTGTTGGTTATAATTATTTGTATTATGTGGTTGTGGTTGGAAATTATTATTTTGATTTTGAGAGAAGAAAGAAGTTGCTTGTTTTAAGTCGGGATTCATTGTATTTACAGCAGCATTTGCAAATTGTTTCATTAATTCAGGATTTTGTTTAATGATATCATCCATACCAGGAAGTTGTGATTTAAACATAGTATTAGTAAGATGAAACATAAAAGCGCTTCCTCCAATCATAAATAAAAGTCTTAATTCAGGAGCCATTTTAGCACGATCTTTATATTTTTCGTGTAATTCCTCGAAAACTTCGTTATAATCATTAACATTTTCATGAACACTTTCAGACCAACCTTCTAATTTAACATCAAATGGATCAAATTTACCATTAAGAAATTCAATACCAGTTACACATGCCATTAACATTTTTTTTTGGAATTTAATTGAAGATTCAGATTCCCTTTGGGCTTTAATTTTATTATATTCAAAGCGCATTTCGTCAATATTTGATGAGAAGTTAAATTTTTTATTAAGTGGTATACCTAATCTTCTCATTTTTTCAAATTTATATAAAAGGTCTTCTTTTTCTTTTTTTTCAGCTTCATAATTTTGATGTTTAATAAAATTTACATTATCATTATTTTCATCTCTAACTATATGTGGATATTTATTGTCAATATTAGTAGTAAAACTATTGTTACTATAATTTTCTAAATTAATATCATGTGATTTAGGTTTTTTATAATTAGATTTAGATCTAGATCTGGAACTATGATTATCAAAATTTTGAGATAGATAACTATCATCCCTAATTATATTTATATTATTTTTTGATTTATCAAAATTATATTCAGAGGATTTTAAATCTTTATTATAAAATTTTTGATCATCCATATCTTGTTTATCAATGAAGTCTTCAAAATCTTGGTCAGAAATAATAGAATTATTAATGGTATTATTACTTTTAATTTCGAATTCATTATAATTTTGATTATTATCTTCTAATAAATCAAATTCGGAAATGTTTTGATTATTTTCATTTAAATTATATCCATTGGCATTAGAAGTTTTTTCATCAATTTTAATAGGTTTTTGTTTTTCTTTATTAACCAATAAATCTAAGCCAATATCAATATTAGCATTAGGAGAAATAGAACGAAATTTATTGTTTGTATTTGGTAAATCATTTTTAATAACATTTAAATTCAAACTATTAATAGATATTTTGTCATTTTCATTATCACTCATTATAATGTTTTATAGAAAACTATTTTAAATCTTATACGCAAATTAAATGTTTATTTATTTAAATAAATAATAATAACCTTGTATAAAACAATCAGCTAAATCATCTTTTTTATTATTATTTAAAAAAAATTGGTAGAATTTTGAATCATTTATATAATATTTTGTATATTCTATACTTAAATACTTTCTTTTTTTATAATTATTTTTAATTTTTGAAGTATCAATTTGAGGTCCTTTATATAGTTTAAGTTTATCTCTAGCCGAAAATAAATGAATATTATTAATAGGAGAGATATCAGAATTATAACCATGTTCAATAAAAAAAGAAAATAGAACAATTTGAATAGATTTCATAGTAGGATTTTTAAGAACAGGTTGATTTTCTATAATAACTTCATCAACATTTAAAATTATATCTTTTAATGATATTAATTTATTGATAAGTATACTAGATAATTCTAATAAACTTATATTTTTTGTATTAATTTTTTTTATTTTCTTAGTTTTAATATTAGAATAATTTTTAGTAAGAAAATTATTACAAGTAATTTTGTTGCAAAAATACTTAATACTATTATTATTTTCTAAAGATAAAACGGCTATTTTATTACATAATTTATTTTTAATAATATTATTACATTTTGGTAAATTATTAATTTTATCATCTAAAATATTAATAGTATCCCAATTTAATATTTCAAAATTATCATGATTTTTTTCAATAATACAATATGCCATATTTTTAATTCCTACATCGATAGAAATAATTTTTTTTTTCATTATAAAAAAAAATGAAATTATTTTTAAGTATTTATTTTTAAGTATTTATTTTTTATAAACAGCTATAAATGATTCATCAAAATTTTTTGGAATTATTTTTCGAATAAAAATATTATTATTATCAATAATTTCATTATTATTTTTATAAAAATTAATATTTTCTAAAGGCGATAGAGAACCATTACATAAATCAAAATTTAATTTTATAATATGAAAATCATTGATATTATTATCAGAATAAGTATCTTGAATATAGTCAGTTACAAAAGATATATCATAATTACAAGTTTTATATATTTCTTTATATAAATTTCTAGTATCTATTCTATTTAATATTGTTCTACATTTATTTAGTTTTTTTTCTGAATTATATTTAATTCTTGTTAATATATTATCATCCAAATCAAAAAAATCGTCAGTTTGTATTGCTGTTTGAAAATCATATATATCATTAGACATTAATAGAATATCACTAATCATTAATTCTATAGATTTAACTGTTTTATGATTATAAATTTCTCTATGAAATTTATATCTAGTATAAAATATATCAAATATATTATTAGCTTCATTTTCATGATAGTATATTTGATTATTTGAATTATCAGTAGAGATTAATTTAGTTTTATTAAATAATTTTCGATAGTCAAAAGAATATTTAAAACCTAATTGATATGAATCACGCATTAAATAATCAATTTTATCAGTATCTAATGAATTGATAGTATTATTAACAATTTGATTATAATAATATGATTTATGAGTAATAGGATTAATCATATTTTTAATAATATCAATATCATATCCTGAAAAGTTATTAATATTAATTTTTTTTATTAAATTTTCAAATATTATTTGAGAACGATATTCATGTTTAGAGTAAGGATTGTTAGGACATATTTTTTTTAATACAACGTTATCAAAGACATGTGAGAATGGTCCATGTCCGATATCATGATATAAACCGGCAATTTTTACATGTTTAATAAATTTGTTATCTATGTTAGAATTTTTTAATATATTTTTAAAATATTGTTCGCTTAAATGAGCTACTCCTAAAGAATGAGAAAATCTAGAATGATTTGCGTTAGGGAATACTTCATCTAAAGCACCTAACTGTTTAATTTTTTTAAGTCTTTTGAATTCTGGTAAATCAATTAATTTTAATTCATCTGATGAAAATTTTAAAAAGTCGTTATAGACAGGATCTTTAATAAATTTATTCATTAACGTATTTAATAATATAGTATAAACTGTATTTAATAATATAGTATAAACTTTAAATAAAAATATGTTTAAACTATAATGTTAGATTAAATAATTTTTTAAGATAATAGCTAGATATATATATATTTTGACTATTAATATTAATTTTATTTAATATATTATCATCATGTATATATTGTATCCACATAGGAATTTTATTTTTTAAATTTATAAAAATAAAATTATCAATATCATTATGAAATATATGATGGTCATATGTTCTACAATGAAAATTTTTTTTTGTAATTATAGATAAAAATGGATTAGGTATATTATATATTCTTTTATATATATTATGATTAACATTATTATTTTTTAATTGTAATCCCATAGAAAAATTTAAAATAATGCTTTTATTAATTATATTTTTTTGTATATATTTATTACTAATAAATTGTTGAACACAATTTATAAAATTAATATTTATAATATCATCAGAATCTATTCTTGTAGTAATCAAATATGTTTTATCTCTTTTAGAATTAGAGATGTATTCTATATCTTTATCAGTTAAAATTATATTTTCAGTAATTTTAATATAATTATATATCAATTCATAATGTTCAAAATTTATATTAATATAAATTTTAAAATTTTTGTTTGTTTGAGATATTAAACAAGGGTAACAATAATTTTTGAATATAATAAGTCGTTTTTTTAATTTATTAATATCATTATAATTTAATCGGATATAAATTATGTGTAAAATGTCATTTATCATATATATAATTTATATATAAATTATTTATGGATGAGAAGGTTTAAGTCCCCAAAAATCTTTTGGCATAATATTTTTATTAGGATATTTAGAATCTCTTAATATTTTTTCTTGACTTCTTATAGGTAATTTTTCTCTTCCGCTATAAAACATGACATTCTGTCTTGCTCTATTTTGGTAATTTAGAGGTGGATAAGTAAGCATACGAAAAGGTATACCATTACCTAATTTAAAAGTATGTATAGGAGATGATTTATCATTGCATAATTTTAAATGACATGATGGTTCTATAACGTAAGTGCCTAAACCATAATAATAAGAATTAGGATAAAATACATTAAATTCAAAATTACCTTCAAAATCTGTTTTTATTATACCTTTATTTGGTGTATTATTATAAGCAACAATTGGATTAGGATACGGTAGTCCAGAACCAGAAAATGAAGTTAAATAATTAGGAGGACTCGCAGCCCACCATTGTAAATTAACATTTTTATATTTATCTATTTTTCCTTTAATTTTAAATTCACCATTTCCTGTATCTAATATTTGTCCATCACAATTAAACAGTAAATCTTTTTTAAAATCACACATTATATATATTAATATAATATTTTATTTATTATTTAAAATCTATATATATTAGAAAAATAATTTATAGATTAAATGGAGAAGGGTCACCTCCTTGTAAATAGTTAGAACCTGATGGTATTGTAGTTCTTGGTAATAGTTCGCCCTGAGATTTTGTATCAACATGATCATAATAATTGAATAAATCATTTGCATTAGCACAGCAACTTGATAATTGTCCTACTGGAAGTTGTTGTGGCCAATTACAATTTTGTATATCCGAATATTGACGTCCTTGTCCTAAACCTTTATCATAATTTTTTTTTATGGAACAAGAATTATTATTACAAGATTTTAAGTCTTGTTCTCTTAACATAGTGCCTTGATTATATGGGGATTTACATGGTCCACAACAATTTTTTTGACAAGAATAGGTTCGATTAAGATCAATTAATTTATTAGCATTATTAGTTAAAAACATTCTAGTTTCATATGAGTTAGATAATTTATTATTTAATCGTATTAAATTATTTATATGACAATTTGGACGATAATCAGTGAAATGTCTTCCATCATTCATTCTTGGTGGACATTTAAAATGTTTATTATTAGATGTTTTATAACAAGAATTCATTTATATATATAATAATAAAATATTTTTATTTAAAATATTTATAAATAAAAATTTTTGCAATTCTTCCTGATTATATGTGTAATTTTATATAATGGTAATTATAAGGAGATGTTATAATTATATTTAACTACAAGCATTTATAACCGAAAGATTATTATCTAAATTAGATAAATTTAGAATATTATTAGATATTAATCTATTTATTAATATATTTTTATTACCTCTAATAATAAGATTATTATTTTTACATAGATCCATTAATTCTTTTGCAGAATATTTAGTCATGCAAATATCTAATAAATTCTTTTTTTTTAAATTATGTAAATCAGAATCGGTAGATATTTGAGAATTTTGATTACTATTTATTTCCGAATTAAATCTTAAATTATTATCATTACTTATATCTAAATTATTTTGAATTAAATTTTCTTTATTTAATTTATTATCTAACTTATTATCATTAAAATTATTATTATCTAAATCATAATCATCTAAATGATTATCTTCGAATTGATTATCATCATCAAATTTATCATCTAATTGATAATCATTTGATTGATTATCATTTGATTGATTATCATTTGGTTGATTATCATTAGATTGATTATTATTTAATTGATTATCGTCTAATTGATTATCATCATCAAATTTATCATCTAATTGATAATCATTTGATTGATTATCATTAGATTGATTATTATCAGATTGATTATCATATGATTGATTATTATCTAATTGATTATCTTTCAATTGTAAATTATTATCTGAATTAATTTCTTTTGATATACATTCTATATTTTTAATATTAATAGAATTAATATCATCAATTTTATTTTTTTCCAAATTATTAGATAAATTTAATTTATCTCTATCTAAATCACTTTCTTGTTCGCTTTCTAAATGATTTAATATATGATCATGTAAGGAATCTTCGGGTGAATAAGTTTTATTTTCAATATTTTCATTAACTTTATTAGCTAGATCATTTAAATTTACATCATTATTACTTATAATTTCTGTATAAGATGTAGTGCTACAATCAATTTGTAATGATTTGTTAATTTCATTAATTTGATTTTCAAAATCTATTATTTCATTTTTTAGATTAGAAACAATTGTTTCAGAGTTTATATCATTTTTATTTTCTGATTCAGATTGAATATAATTTTTATTTATATTTTGATTATTAATAATTTTAGGTTTATATTGGTTATTATTATTTTTAATAGTTGAATTTTTTTTTAAATTAGATTGATTTAATTTTGATCTATAATTATTATTATTTAGATTTTGTTTATCATAAAATAATTGTGTATTATTTTTATTATTAATAAATAAATCTCTTAATTCTCTAATGCTTGAACTAAATGTTTGGATAAATTTTTGATTTTTTTTTATTTCTAAATATATACTTATAAAACTAGCTGAAATAATAGCACATATAATAAGTGAATATTTCCAAGATATTACAAAAACGTTTGGCTTCATTATTTTTAATAAATAAAAAAAAGTTTAATTTTAAACTTACTTTAAGTATTAAATTATTATAAAATTTAAAGAAATAATATATTTTATAAGTTAATAATATACTTACAAATTCTAAAAAATTAATAGAATATAATATAAAATGATTTAAAATGATTAAAATTATATATTTTTTTCTATATTTTATAATATAATAAATGATAAAAACATTATTTAATATAGAATTTGAAGAAGAATATAGACCAATGTTTGAAGATATAATAAAAATGATTGTAATTTTATTAGTTGTAAATTTTTTAATGTATATTTCAGATCCTAATGTTAATAAATTTTTAGGAGAAATATATTTAAAATTAATAATATTTATAGTTTTAGGAATTTTAACATATTGGTTAGTAATTAAAAGATTAATAAAATTTTAATAAAATTAAGTAAAATGAAGGATATAAGTATGAATTTATAAAAAAAAAATGTATAAATAATATATAGATATGTATCCAAATATATTTATAAATAATTGTGCAAAAGATATCTCTTGTAATACAAATTTAAATAATAGTTGTAAAAATGGACTAAATAATATAAATAATGAAATGAAAAAATTAAAAAAAACTAAAACAGCTCAAGAAAAAATGGATATAAAAAAAGGGAATATAGACAAAGAAAAAGGGTTAATTTGTCAAGAATATAGTTCTCCTTATGATATAAGCAACAATAATATAAATTTTAATTTATTAAGTAATCATAGTTGGTCAAATCAACGAGGTTATGGAAATATTCAAGTAAGTTCTTTTGATGATTGTAATAATTTAAAAGGAAAGATATTTAATTGGAATCGAATTCCAAAACAATATAATCCTTATTCAAGCCCAGCTAATGTTAATATGGCATGGTCTAAGAATAGTTAAATATTAATTTTGTTTGTAATATCTTTTGAATATTTACAATTAAAATATTTAATATTTTTCCATAGAATAGAATATTGAATATTTTGATAATACATTTCATAATTAGTAGGTTCTTGTTTTGCTAGAAACCATAATCTTTCTAAATATAAATTATTTGGTTCATATTCTTCTTTAGGAATTGTATAAATACAGCCATTATATTCAATAATCATTAATTAATTAATATCTTTAGATATATTTAAATAATTTAATCAAATTTTTAAATAAATTAAAAATATTTAAAAATAAGTTAAAGTTAAGGTTTTATATGAAAAAAATAGAAGAAAATGAAAAAATAAATAATATAGAAAATATGGAAATAGAGAAAAATTTATTTAAATTTAATGCAGATATGACACAATTAATGAATTTGATAGTAAATAATTTTTATAGTAACAAAGATATTTTTCTAAGAGAGTTGTTATCAAATTCATCAGATGCCATTAATAAAATAAGACATAATAGATTAAACCTAAGTAAAGATTCTGAAACAATAGAGTATGAAATAAAAATAAATATAAATAAAGAAGAAGGAATTTTATCAATAGAAGATACTGGAATAGGGATGAATAAAATGGATTTATTAAATAACATAGGAACTATAGCTAGTTCAGGAACAAAAAAATTTATAAATGAATTACAAAATAAGAATGATTTATCATTAATCGGACAATTTGGAGTAGGATTTTATTCAGCATTTTTAGTAGCAGATAAAGTTAAAATATTGACAAAAAAAGATAATGAAAATGAAAAATACGAATGGGAATCAAATGGTGATTCTACATTTAATTTAAGAGAAGATAGTAATTTAGATATAGAAAGAGGAACAAAGATAGAATTATATTTAAAGGATAATTGTAAAACATATTTAGAGGAATCTACTATAAAAAATATAGTAAATGAACATTCACAATACATAAATTATCCTATAAAACTTTTAGTGCATAAAACTAGACAAATAGAAGTAGAAGAGGAAGAAAAAAAAGAAGAAGAAGAAGAAAAAAAAGAAAATAGTGAATCAAAAAAGAAATTAGATGATGAAGTTGAAATTGAAGAATTAAAAGAAGAGACCCAAGAAGATGAAAATAATAAAGAAAAAAAAACAATAGAAGAAAGTTATGAAGAATGGGAACAATTAAATGATCAAAAACCAATATGGATAAAGAATTCTGAAACTTTATCAGAAGAAGATTATAAAAATTTTTATAAAGATATTACAAAAAAAACATATGGTTTAAATGAGTATTATATATATAAACATTTTTCAATAGAAGGTCAAGTATCAGTGAAAGGTATATTATATATTCCAAAATGTGATTTCAATCCATTTATGATAAAAGAAAATGATAATTCAAATAATATAAAATTATATGTAAAAAGGGTATTTTTATCAGATAATTGTAGAGATTTAGTGCCACATTATTTAAATTTTGTAAAAGGAATAGTTGATTGTGAAGATTTGCCATTAACAGTTTCAAGAGAAATGTTACAAGAAAGCAAAACAGTAGAAATAATAAGGAAAGTTATAATTAAACAAATTCTGACAATGTTTTCGGATTTGCAACAAGATATTGAAAAATATGAAGAATTTTACAAAGAATATTCTAAAAATATAAAAGCTGGGTATCATGAAGATGATAAAAATAGACAAAAATATTTAGATTTATTTAGATTTTATTCTTCAAAATCTACAGATAAATTAATAAAATTAGATGACTACATAAATAGGATGAAAGAGAATCAGTCTGGTATATATTATATAGCAGGAGAGAACGTAAATATTTTAGAGAATTCACCTTATACAGAAAGATTAAAAAAGAATGATATAGAAGTATTATATTTTACGGAAACAATAGATGAATATATATCACAAATATTAACATCATATAAACATGATTCGAAAGATATAAAATTTATATGTATAAATAAAGATGATTTAGAATTAGGTGAAAAAGAGGACAATACAGAGAAAGATATAGGTGTTAAATATGAGAAATTATGTAATAGAATACAAGAAGTTTTAAATGATAATTTAGAAAAAGTTATAATTTCTGATAGAATAGTTGATTCACCTTGTTGTTTAGTATCTAATTTATCTGCAAATATGGAAAGAATTATGAAATCACAACCTTTGGAAAAAATAAATAATTATATGTTAAATAGAAAAAAAACTTTAGAAATAAACATAAATCATCCAATAATAAGTGGATTAGATAAAATGATAGTGTCTGAAAAAGAAAAAGAATATATTGATGAATTAATATGTATGTTATATGATACAAGTTGTTTAAATAGCGGATTTTCATTAAGGAATGTTAATGAATATTCTAAAAGAATATATAAATTATTAGATAATGGTATAAATTTAGAAAATGAAAATATACAAGAGACACAAGAGATACAAAATAAACAAGAGCAACCAGAAGAACAAGAGCAATCAGAAGAACAAGAGCAACCAGAAGAACAAGAATATCAAGATAAAGAAGAGAATATTATGAAAAATATAGATGAGACAAAGTTAGAAAATATGATAAATAAGATGAATTTAGAAACTAATCAAGATGATATGAAAGAAAATGAATTAAGCGAAAATATTACGATAGATGAACTAAAGAAAGAAGTATCTAATTTAGAAAAAAAAATGTTAAATATTTCAAAAGAAGTATAAATTATATATTTAAAATAATTAATATATAATATATACTTTAATTTGAATAAGCAAGACCACCCATACCACTCATAATTCTAAGAACATTATAATTTGTAGCATATACACGAACTTTAGCAGTAGTATTATGTACAGTTGCGGGAGTGACAGTCATTTGTAAAGTAGCATTATCTATTCTTGAGAAATTACATGTTCCAGAAGGTTGATGTTCTTCAGGTTTAAGACCAAATGAGTAAACATTGATTCCAAGAGCTGGAGTATTAGTATGATGTTGGTATGGTTGAACGTAGTTAAAGTAATCACCTCTTCTTTCTTGGAAACGATCGTGTCCATTAAGTTGTAATTTAGCCGTGACAATAGGATTGACACCTACATCGAATTCTGCTTTAGTGCCATTCATATGTAATTGTTGACCAAGATTGTCATTATTTTGTCCCTGATTAAAATTTCCTAAACCGAGATCAAGCGGTCCAGTAAGTCCTAGACCAAGTGGATCCATTGTTTCACCAGTAAGGAATGAATTATCAGGATAATCAGAATAATTAGTAAATTGTTTAAATCCTACATTTTTTTGTGATTGAACAACCCATACAAGTTCTTTAATAGGATGATTAAAATTAAGTTTAACTTTATTACTTACAGTGCTAATAGATTCTTCTCCTGTAAATTGTAACTGTTCAATTAGATATTCATGTGAAACTTGGGCAAATCTTCGTCGTTCGTCAGTATCTAAGTAAATATAATCAACCCATAAAGCAGTATCTTCTAAACTTAAATCACCATTTTTAAAGGTAATATTAGCATTAGAATTATCTTGATTATTAAGTGTAGGATTTCTCATTCCATCAGCTGTAGATGAACCACTAGCACAAGCATCTAAATCATTGAATTCAACATTAATTTTTACTTCATGATATTGTAGAGCAATTAAAGGTAAAGCTAGACCAGGATTTCTACAGAACCAGAATTGAAGAGGAATATATAGAGTAGTTTTATCAAATTTAGATCCCGAACTTGTATTTGGTGTAACTAATTTATGAACATTTCCTACCATTCTTGCATATCCGGCTTGAAGACCTGGTGATTGTGTAAGTTCATTCCATAAATGAAGCCATTCACCATAATGTTTATCTATTCTTTGACCACCAATTTCGACTTCAACATTCTTAATTAATTGATGTCCAACCCAATTTACCCAATTAAATTCTCTTAAATTTGGTTGTCCAGTTATAGGACTTACATTAGGGTCTGAAGATAAATCTACTTCAGGTAATGTAGTTTGTAAGTATACTCTATGAATTAAATCTCCATTTCTGGATATAGTGCAACTTACTTTTTTTCCAAATCCAGGATTACCATTGAATGTTTGTTCGATTGCTTCCATTGAAAAATTAGTATGTCTTCTATAGACTACTTTAAAAAAAGTTATTTGAGGATTACCAGTAAGGTATATATCTTGAGCACCATAGGCTACTAATTGCATTAAACCACCACCCATTTTAAATTATAATATATAAATAGAAAATATTTTTATTAAAAACGCAAATAATTATAAATAAATTAACTATATATATTATATACTAGTTTAAATTTATATTTTCTATAATATGGTCTATGTTTAGGTTTTCTTTAACAAAATGTTTTAAAAAATCGTCTAAATATATTTCTTTCTTAACATCATTTTTGTTTTTTTTAAATTCAAAATTATTATTAGAAAGTTTTTTTACTATCCAGCCATTTAAAACAGCATTATATATAAATAACATTTTATGTAGACTTAATATATCTAAATTAAATTCTAAATCATTCATTTAAATATACTATATATCTTTTATTAAATAAAATAACGAATTAATTAATTTGATATAAAGATTAATTATCTTTTTATTAAAATGGTTTTATTTAAAGAAAAAAAATCAAGAAATAAAACTTCACAATCTGACTTGAGAATTACTTTAGATGCTGAACATACTAATAAAATTAAAAATTTTAATGATAATAAAAAAAATATTTATAAAAAATATAAAAAATTAGAACAATTAAAAAATGAATATGAAACTTTATCAATTAAAAATTCTTATAATCTATCTGATATAGAAATTGAAAATAAATTATTGTTAAAAGAAGAAATAGAATCATTAAGCAAAGAAATTAATACTATTGAAAAATTTACAAATGTAAATAAATATCTAATTAATACCAGTCATATGTTATATCAATATTATAACGATGATCGTTCTAATAAAAAACATAAAAATAAAAATAACAATGAGTGTCTAAATAAAAACAAATCTGTAGTAGATTTTTTTACTTATAAATTGATTAATAATGAAAATAAAATAAATGATACTAATAGCAATAAATCTATACAATCAGATGAAATATTAGATAATTCTATAGATAAAAAAAATAATAATAAAGAATATTCAAAAATGGAAATTATTGAAAAATACTTTAATTATATTGATGATAAATATATTCCCGATTCTAATCTAGAAATTATTAATATTGATTATTGTATAGATTGTTATAGTGAAAGAATTTTTTACCAATCGGAAGGTATAATGATATGTCCTAATTGTGCAACACAAGAAAAAATTTTAATTGATTCTGATAAACCTTCTTATAAAGAACCTCCAAGAGAAATTAGTTATTTTGCATATAAAAGAATTAATCATTTTAATGAATGGCTTGCACAATTTCAAGCAAAAGAATCAACAGATATATCTAAAGATATATATAAATTAATTAAAAATGAATTATTAAAAGAAAGTTATGTTGATATGAAAAATCTTAAAATTAGTAAAGTTAGAGATATTCTAAAAAAACTTAATTTGAATAAATACTATGAACATGTTCCACATATTATTAATAGATTAAGTGGTCGACCTGCTCCTATTATTGATAGAGATGTTGAAGAAAAATTAAGAATGATGTTTAAAGAAATACAAAATCCTTGGATGAGTCATTGTCCTAATAAAAGAAGTAATTTTTTATCATATTCATACGTTCTATACAAATGTTTACAATTATTAGAGATGGATGAATTTTTAAAACATTTTAGTTTATTAAAATCTAGAGAAAAATTGGCTGAACAAGATATAATTTGGAAAAAAATTTGTGAGGAACTTAAATGGCAATATATTAAAACTATATAAATAGTAATATTTTTAATTTTTAAGATACTTTATCTATTATAAATATTATTTTTAATATAATTAAAATTTTTATCATAGATATAATTATTTAAATGAGTAAATACAAATTTATTTATATTTATATCTTTAATTATTCTTAAGAAGTAATTTTAAATATATTTTGAAAAAATGAATATTTATATTTACATTTTTTCAAAATATTTTGCATTTCTATGTTTATTAATAAAAAAAAAAAAAGAATTTAATAAAATTGATTTATATATACTATATATTTATTTAAGCTAATTTAGGAAATCCGGATAGATTAGCACCAATACCAAATCCAGTTCCTTGTCTAGCTGCAGATCCTATACTTGGTGCATACATATCCAATACAGCAAAAGTGGCCGCTGCAGTGACTGCAATTAATGTAATTTCTTCAATTTCTAATTTTTTATTGCCTTTAGGTATATAATAAGCGGCTACTGCAACTGCAAAACCTTCTACTAAATATTTTACTGCTCTCTTTATAACTTCTTGTAAATCAAAAGACGATTGTAAATCATCAATTTCTTTTTGTAATCTATCCATTTATTTATATATTATAAAAAGAAAAAATTTTAATGAAAAATATTTAATGTTATAATTAATTTTTTTATATTTACTTAAAGCTTCTATATTTATATAATAAATAAATGAGTGTTAAAAATTTAGAGGAATCTAAGGAAGATTTTCTAGAATCAGATGAACCTATTCGTGGTCAAAATTATGTCTGTTTATCATTTATCTCTCCCGAAAATGTAATTTTAGATAAAAATCTATTTAAAATAAAAAAATATTTAAATCATTTAATTAAAGAAAATAATATTAATTTAAATACTGAATATTTAGATAATATTCAGGAAAAATATTTAGATTATCTATATAATCGTGATGAAGAATTTGAAAAAGAATATAATGAATTAAATAATTTTCAAACTACAGTAAGAGGTATTAAAGTTCGCGGAATGTATGATACTCTTAAAGAAGCTCAAGTGCGTGCTAAATTATTACAAAAAAAAGATAAAAATTTTAATGTATTTGTTGGTCAGGTAGGTTTTTGGCTACCATGGGATCCTAATCCACATAATATTGAAAATCAAGAATATTTTGAGAATGAATTAAATCAACTTGTTAAAAAATATAAAGAAAATCAAAATTCAAAAGATGATCACTTTAGAGAACATGTTGATTATGTTAAACAACAAGCTATGAAAGAATCCGAAGATTCTAAATTAAAAAATAAACAAATTATATTGAATGAAGAAAATTCTACACAAGAAAATTCTACAAAAGAAAATTCTACACAAGAAAATTCTACACAAGAAAATTCTACACAAGAAAATTCTACACAAAAAAATTCTACACAAGAAAATTCTACACAAGAAAATTCTAATTTTGATATCAGTAATGATATTTTAAAAAATTCGTTAGAAAAAGAAGACCCATGGCTAGCTAAAAAAAATATAAATAATTCTTAGTTTAATTCCTTAATACATGGACATAATAATTCATATTTAATAAATAATAAATATAATATAAAATAAAATCTATATTATATTTATTTATGAAATCTATTATTTTAATAATTTTTATATTAGGTATTATTTTTATTACTAGTGGATATCAAAAAAATCAAAAAAATAATAAACCTGCTAAAATTGAATATAGATATATTCCAAGAACATTTTATGAAGAACAACTTAATAATGTTGATCTTAAAAAATTATATAGTGACATGTTTGATAAAAAAAGCACATGGTCTACATATCCTTTTAACGATAATAATGAATTTATTGAAAATATATCTCCATTTGATAATTAATTTATTTTTAAAACTATTATAATTATTAATTTAATAACTATATTTTATATATTTTTTTATTTTTAATTAATTTGGAGTCTACTCTCAATTTATTAAAAACTATATTTTCAATTTGTTTTTCTGGTATTGCATTCTCACAAAATTTAGCTCCTGTTTTATAAATACTAAATGAATCTTTTTGTATATTACATATATTTAAATTTTTGTATTTTAACCAATTTTTTACTAACTTAAATAATTTTCCCTTTTTGGGAAATAAATTTACATTTATTAAATTTGAACCTAATATTACTAAATCATTTGAAGGATTATAATTGATTTCTTTCTTACCTTTATTATTTATTCGATTGTAAATATATTGTCCAAATGCAATACCATCTGAATTATAAACACTATTTTTTCCTTCATAATTATTAAATTTATAGATTGCTCTACCCCAATCTATTATTTTTATTATTTTATTATATGTTTTTACTCTATATATTTTATTATTATATTCATAATATAAATATTTCTCTTTTGTGTATTTATACATTATATTAGATAAATGTAAATCATTATGATATAAATTAAAATATTTTTGACATATACTTAACGCCGCTATTATTTGAAATATATAACATGACCATTCATATTCTATAATATTTGATGTATCAATTATATAATTATACAAACTATCTTCTAATAATTCACTATATAATAAAACACAAGGTATATTGTTTCTCTCTAAATAATAATTTTTTTTTTTTTTATATATTTTAAATTTATTATATTTCTTTAAATTATTAAAATAATTTAATTCTTTATTATTAATTATTTCTGTACTTGCTTTTTTCATATTAACTATGTTAAAACCATAAAATAATTGAAAATTAGGTGATATTCCTAATTCATATAATTTAGATGTTATATATAATACAAAGATTTCAATATTACTAGAACTATTTATATCATATTTATAAAAATATTTTAAATAATCATTATATTCATCATTACTTGTCATTTCTAAATCCGAATTTAAAATATGACATTCTTTTACAAATACATTTGTAAAATATTTATTTTTTTTATATTTTATTAATCCTTTATATATTCCACAATTAATATGAACTTGTTTTTTTTTTTTT